TCAACATCTCGCCTCTCCATCATCGCGATCCAATCATCGCCATCATCTCCAAGTTCAATCCGGACGCCGGTGTCGAACACACAGCTGTACATGATCGAGCACATTATAATAATGTTGCCAAGGGAGGTGGTAACGTCCCCAGACGCCCGCCTCCCTGGACAATGTAAACGAACGGATCCATCACTAGTATAAGCTACACAGTTATGCACACGCATGGCTGCGAGCATCTTCCTTAACATTGGTGCCTGGGGGAATACACCAGTGTAGATAGAATGCTCATACTCGAGCTGGACTTTCTGGATACTTGCGTCTAATTTACTGGCATCGCCAGACACGCAGACGGGGTCCTGAAAGGAATCCCATTTGCGTCGCAAGACTTCAGCACGTTCGTCAACGTTAAGCCCTTTCATGACAGTTGCAACTGTCCTTGACCGGAAAATCTTGTTTATAGCCTTGTACACTTTACCTTCCATATGTTTCGTGTACCGCGCTAACTCCAAGTTCCACCGGGCCGATCTGGGAGAGATGATTCGCGCAGGGTCTCCCAACTCTACTTTCGCAAATTTGCAGAACAGCCGAAGCTGCGAATCCTTAACACATAGTGGTTCATCACGTAACGATTTCAAAGCAGATTCATACCTCCTACTTTTAAGCCCGTTGAAGCGTCGAACTACTGATTCGCGGCCAAGACGGGGAAAATTCGGAGGCATCCTCTTAATGATACCGTTGCGGAAAGCAACATATGCAGGCTCTTCAAAAATGCCGGCATGCGGTGTCGGAGGTGGGTTAAATGTGCCGTCAATCCCTTTGACGTAAAAGAACCTCTCCAAAAGTGCGCTGACCACCGCATCCACACAGTTAACATAAACTCCCATAAGGTTGGCCTGAGAGAATCCGGTTGTAACTATAAACTTCCGGATTTTTGTTAAATCCCCGTTCAGATGTATGTCCAACTGGCCTGGAAACTCACGCATCACTCGCTCTAAGAGCTCATGATTAACGTGAGGTTTCGACCCATACACCCTAGTCGGGCACCATTAAGACACAACCGGCTGTCGGGTAAACTGCGTAACCTCTCCACGCAGTGCCTTCAACCAGTATGGCGCATTGTACCGTGCATTGGCATGCTCGAAGTCGAACGTCTCACTAAAGAAACAATTCAATACGAGTTGTCTATGACGTACTACGTCGGACTGACGCACGCAATGTTGTTTACACAACTTAGCATACCACTGTCCGACTAGTAGGATGTTGGCCTCACTCTTGGCCAACACTCCATACCGCGCCCGCATCTCAACGACACATGCTGCCACGAATCGAGGAATTGCGCGAATTTCACCTGGAACGCGTACGGCGTTCAAATAAGCGGGTATATCACGGCGAGCGACATCATGCTCCTTCCACCATTCTAGAGTCAATTGCTCAGGATCGGTGTTAGCCGCATCGTCGATCACGCCAATGATATCATAACCCGCAACGGTGATATCGCGCAATGCTGCTTTAACCGTACTACCATCAACGCTAGGTAGTTCGGTACTGGCAAGATGAACTACATCCTGCCGAAACTGCGTATCAATGGTCAGTAGACCGACGGTGTCATCCATCGACCTACAAAGGCCATAGCAATAAGCGCTAAACGCTGACATGCTGACCAGTCCGATAGCGGAACCGATCGCAGCACACACTATAGTAGCCATAGTGTGCTAGTAGTTTATCTCTTACTTAGGAAATACTACAGGGGGAAATTAAT